TGAGTCTAGTACTAACTTATACTCTGCAATTCCCATGTCTGATTTGACCTCGGACAAAACAGTGTCGGCACGTGTTTTAAAGCGATTCCAAGTGGCTTGGAGATTTTGATCAAACAAAATGGTCTTAGCAATGTCTCCAATTCGCTTCTTCAAGAAAATCATCAAGCGACGAACGTTAATTCGGTCGAGAGCAGATGCTTGAACTTGCAATGTTTTTTGTCCAAAGATAACGGTGTCCCCGGTTGCAGGGAAACGAGCAATTGGATTGACATTTGACTGATACAATTGATCACGATCGTCTTTGGTAAGGTGTTGATAAGCACCGACAACAATTGGACCTTGTGATCCGCCTAAGCGAGTCAAGCCTCCTCGATTAAATCCAGCAGGAGCAAACCAAGGGTGAGATTCTGCTTCGGATTTAGCCATGGCGCCGATTGCTGCCACAGATGGTGGAGCTACAAACACTGAATCATTTCCATTGAGAGTATCTTTTATTCTAACATTCGGAAAATATGTACACCCATAAGATGTATCATATTGTCTTGATGCTATTTGGCTGACAATCGATGTGATTTACGCCGCTTGTGCTGCCGCTTCTGTATCGAAACAAGGTCTGTAAATTCCTCCACCTTGACCAACATCAATAATAGCTAGGGCATCACCACGAGTGCTAGCAATGCTTAAAATTTCATTGGTAAGAACGTTTTCAACTAATCCTGGCATCGAAATCAAATCATACCGCAGATAATCCGGATCTTCTACCATTTTTAATGCTTGTGCAACACTAAAATGAGCAGAATTAGAGGTACTGTCTGATAATTTCTTACTATTAAAAGGACTAATGTATCTTATATCAGTTCCATCGGATCCACCGAAGAATGGAAAAGAAAATCTAAAGACCCTGTGAGTATTAACCAGAGTTGCTGCTGAAGCTCCTCCAGGAGAGGCCGCTGCTGCTCTTGTAATTGATGTCGTGGTCACTAGATCTACTGGGTCTTGCGGCTGAGTTGTACTATCAAAACTTCCTGACTTATGGTAATAACCATTAGAAGCTATAGTGCCGCCGGCCTGAAGACTGCCTGTCAGATCGTCCATTGAGAATACAACACCAAATTTATCAACGCTTTCTCCATAAGCAACTTGAGGATCTATATCTATCGCTGGTCCAGTTCTTAGAGTGAGGTCATAATAGCTTTTATTAAATGCCAGCCTGTTGTCTTTTCTCGCCCACACACCAAAAGTGTCGGAATAATTGAAATTCGAACCTCGTTTAGAACCCTCTCTTGTTAGAGGGATTGTGGGGTATGCGCAAGAAGCAGTGAGTTGTCCGTTTCCTCCAGATATTGTACATGTTCGGGCTGCACCATTAAAACCATTTTGAGAAAAAGGTATAACTCCAGGGCCACCCTTTAGATATTGGCCGGCTGTATTCGATAATGTTCCCCCGCCGGAGACGAAATGATGTCGTCCACCCAAAGGAATTAGCGCATTCTCAATTTTTCGAGGACCTCCCCATCCGAATGGATAATCTCTTTCTGTCAGATCTTCTCCAAGTTCAACTTTGACATAGCTCGATACGTTTGGGTATTTACCGGTGATAACAAATTTTCCTTGAGATTGATCCCAAGTTTCAGAAATGTCCCCAATTCTTTTACCAATAAAGTCAGAATCCGTAGAATCTAGTGTTAGGTTGCTATAGCTTTCGATAGCATAATCATTTGGAGACCCTCTTTTCATAATGTCGAGAGAAAACCTAGCGGTAGGATTAATCGAAGTTGGCAACGTAAGGCTGCTAATTTTTCCATAATACTTATTTTGAAATTCTTGACCTTCTAACAAAGATTCAAACCTAAACAGTTTCTTCAATGTTGGTCTGCGACCTAAGAGCCATGCTGATTTCGAAGCCGAGAGGGGCATTTGGAAATTATCCCAGCCGGTACTTCCTGTTGACATCGCAAGCCACACTCCATTTACTTTGCCACTTGCAATTGATTTACCTCCAGAAGCACCAGACATTGCGGATACAGCCACATCAAAAGTCTCTCCTAGTACATAAAGTTCATTTGTAGTGCCTTCTGTTGTATAATTTGCTGTGGCGGTGTTCAAGACAGTTGGGTCGGTATTCAGTACATTTCGAATATAATATGGACTAGACTCATCAAAATTGAAAGTTATCGCCGCTCCTGTTACTTGAGACTCATTGTCTTTCTGAATTACCATACTAAACTGTGCTGCGTCTCCATTAGAAATTTTCCAAGTGGACCCACTGAGCATTACCGCTCCACCGCTGTCTATTCTGTCCGCTGGTCCAGCTTCTCCATTTTGGACGTTGGCAATCCCGTCACCCAACAAGCAAGGAGCAGATGATGAGCAATATATAATAGCTGCCAATACTCCTCCTGTGACATGGTCATTTACATCAGCCGTCGTTGCGGCTGTTGCTTGACCAGATGCAGAGGGCATAAGAAATAATCCATAAGATGTAGAATTTATGTTAACTTGAGGAGAGGTTGTGCTTCCAAGCGTCCACCCTGCAGCATTAGCTGTTGAAGAATCAATCTGTCGACCGCCTAATCTGATAAACTTGACAGGCCCAACCCCTGAGGCTAAATAGGCCTGGGCTGCATATACAGCATAACTTGGGGCACTAGTGACTCCATCTCTCCATGGGTCGCTTTGCTTTACGCCGTCATTTGGTTTTCCAAAAATGTCAACAAAATCATTAAGACTGTTAACCTTAATTGGTTTCATCATTGGTCCCTGTCGGGATGTACCAATAAGCAAAATCCCGTCATGTTCTGGTACTGGTTCTAGTTGCGATTCGTCAATTTCTCTTAATTGAATCCCGGGAGAAAGAAAGTCAAATTTGATAGGCATTAAAAAGTCTCCTTGAGTGTAGTCTTATTCGTAGTAAATAGTTTAATAAATTCTGAAAGTCAAAATTCCCGATATTTCCCATCGTCTTTTGCCCATGGGCGTTTGTCCCCCACAATGACCCGCTCTCTTGAAATACGCACCTCCACGGCGTTCTCTCGGCGTACTATCTGAGGCTTCTCATTGTTTTTCGCATCTCCTACGAGATAACCCAGTACTTTGAACTGTACTTTTGCTGTAAACATCCTTTCGTCTTGTCCAAGAGAGCCCAAGTTATTGGCTAATCCGTAGTCATCTTGGATAAACAACTCATAGGCATGTCCATCTTTTGAAATTTTAAAAACATTTTTCTGATCAATGACAAGAGGAGGAATAATGTCATTCATTTGCTGTTGATACTCGGTTCTTATGTTGACCTCGAACATGCAGGTTATATAAGTAGGCTTGGGAATCGTGATCGTTTCATATACTATCTTCTGGTTCAATGTTCGAGGGGTGATCGAGCCACTGCCTCTGCTAACTTTATTGGCATCCGCATTGGCAAAGTTTCGAGTCTTCTTTTGACTAATAACCTTGGTGATCGCAACCACTCCTCCGTCTTCCGGCTCGCTAGGATAATAAGATTGGTAAGAACCTTTCCATTCATCCCGAGCAACGCTGTTACGTGTGATTGTAATGAGCGGTAGCTTTAATTTTCCTACTTTGTCTCTCAACTGTTTATCGTTTTTGATCTGATACGCTCGTTCCGTTCCTAACCACAGGACGGGGACCTTGGTCCACCCTTCATTGGTTGTGGTATAGATGTTCAGGTTTTCATTAACGAAATCATATACCGCTCCGTCGATGGTTTCGAGTGTCGAAGGATCAAACGTGGTTACTGTTTCACTTGGCATTGAATAGTCCCTCTCTTGCTCTTATGCATTCTGCTTGAATCTCAAAACGAGATTCAGGTTGTCCAAATAGTAATTTTGGTTCAATTAATTTTGCAATCTCATAAAATACTTCTCCAAAGCGAACAAAATCTCCTACTCTTACGAACAGATTTTGATCCTCGGTCAAGCGGCGTTTATGAAAATTAATTTTAATTTTGGTTGTTTTATCGAGAGCCATATTCTCAAGATCTGCGGTCTCAATTCCTTCGTAATCGACCAAAGCATAGACCCTGATTGGATGCAAGAAGGTTTTTTCTATTGCCTCTCCATACAGGGGATGATAATCGGTATGTTCGATGTCCATTGGGAAGTAGAGAACTTGTTGACCAACAACACGTTCGATGATCTCATCATTAACCTGTTTGACCAGATTCTTTTCTTTCTCTCCAAGGAACATTGGCGGTGGAGGCTGTGCTGGTCTGGTCCATTTTCCCATTTAGTTACCCCACATAGATTTTCAATGGTGAAAGTGCTACCATTGCATTGGTATTTTCCACCATGGCTTTGTCTGTCTCCGCCATTTTAGAATACAGCATTTCATCCAGTTGTTTATTTAGTTCTTCACGCAATGCTGTTTGTTCAGCAGCAGCTTGACCCAATAGCTCGGTGGCATTAAGGCTGACATTATCCCCCGGAATAGGAATTGAATTTCCAAATTTGCCTCGAATCTGTCCCAATGTTTCTTTGGTTAATGCCAAGGCAAATCGACGGATCCATTGTTGTCCCATCGAATTGATGTTTATAAATGGTATGTTTTCGAATGGCAATGTATTGGCATTATTGATTCCTTCTACGCTATTGCCATACGAACCGGTATCATACGCATCAAAGTCTTCAATTGTAAATCTAAACCAAAAACTTGTAGGAGAAACATCATCCGGAACAGGATATAGTTTTAATTGATTGTCGTTGATTTCATAAGAATAGTGGGATGTCCGAGTATACAAATGATCTTCGTACTGAATTGCTTGAAGTTTATTTTGCCACACGGGAATCACTTGCCATGTTGAATCATCCGAATACTGGCCGTAATTATGGAAATCTCCCACTACATTTAGTCCGCCATAATATCCATAAAATCTCCACATCTGACGTGCTGATAAATAATATACTTGGCGGATGTTTATGCGTTTAGGTCTTCCTCCGGTCGAACTAATAACCTTAGAATAAGGAACTTCTCCAGCAGCAGCCGATGAACTCACAATGTACTGTAAATCATAATTCTGTTGACCAGTGACTGAATCAAATGAAGCAGAATACAAAGGAGTTGTGCCTCCTACTGTAGTTTCAGAAGAAAACTTTTCTGCTATCCTGAAAGCGTAATCAAATAGGAAATTGGGGTATTTAAGAGACTTATTCAAGGTACCTGATAGGTGTCCTTGATGATCGAAAGACCCGGTTTCTCCTCCGAGAGAACTCCCCAATGCATTTCGCGCTTGGTGGAGGTTTACAATGTAAGAATACTCCAGACATGCTTCTTCATAGTGGTTGTAGACATTGGTTGCTTTTAGTTCAATGTCTAAAACGTCACCGCCGAGCCTTTTATAGGTATAAGCAACCTGGGCAGAAGCTCCCGAAAGAAATGGAACGCTTCCGCTATAAAATCCTATTGCTAAAGAAGCGGCAACATTACTTTCTGAGCATGTGGCTGGTAGAGTTATCGCCGATGTGGTCGAGGTTGGTGTTAAACTTGGAAAGGCCATTCATATTTCCTCCGCTAATTCTAAATAGTTCCAAGTAACAGAAACTTCCGAGTCTTTCAAGAACAGGAATTACGCTGTTTGAAGTTAGGTAGTAACATATCTTACAACAACTGTAGCACCAGGAGCCCCGATGTTTGTTTGTGCTGCTCCGGATGTACACCAATGAGAAAAACCATTTGAAAATACAAGCCCACCAGGAAAAACATAACTCCTAGTGGCTGAAGCAGCACACATAAGCACAATAGAGGCAGCAGTGGTTCCAGCAGTAGCGGTTGTC